TAAATCTGCCCCAAGCAACTGATGATCTTGCGCTATAGTGGCGGCTACTAGAACAGGCGCACCAGTATCAAGGTTGGGCGCGTCAAAGCTTTCTTCCTCTGACATTGTGCTATTATCGACAACGGGCGCTCCCGTCGAAACATCTGCCGTTATCAAAATATGCGTTTGATTTATAACGGTATTTGCAACAGTCGCCGCCCCCGTAGTTATAGAGCTTGCGGTTATTGTATGGCCTTGATCTATCTCCGTAGAGCCAACGCTAGGCGCACCCGTATTAAATCCCGCTCCGCTCAAGATATGCCCCTGAGTTATCCCTGCGGCTCCTAAGTCGGGCGCACCCGCGTCTAAATCATTTCCCGCCAAAACATGATTTTGAGATATAGCTGTTGAAGGAACCGATACGGACCCCGTGCTTATGGTTTGCGCGGCAATAACATGATCTTGACTTATGGCTGTGTTCCCAACGGTAGGCGCTCCCGTTGTCACATCAGTAGTTAAAAGTTGAGTTGTAAGGGTAAGGGCTGTTTCGCCTATAGAAATCGCGCCAGTCGTTATAGAGGTTGCGTTAAGAATATGCTCTTGAACTAAGGCAATATGAGGAACAATCGGCGCACCAGTAAACAGATTTGGCGTGTCAAAAGTTTCGTCCTCTGCCATGTTTGCCGTAGGAACATCAGGAGCGCCCGCAATTATATCTTGCGGCTCAAGGATTTGGTTTCCAGAGATTAAAGCCGTATCAAGAACAGGCACACCCGTTGTAATGCTATCAGCGCCCAGAACATGATTTTGAGAAATAGCCGCTGTAGAAACACTAGGCGCGGCGGTTGTAATAGACTGCCCGCCCAAAACATAAAGATGGGTAGCTGCGGAAAATGGCTGCGTACTAAATGGATTTAAAGCGTTCATGGCAAACCTCTATTTACCGCACCATATCAAATTTATATGTTTACGTCACCCTGATAGCGACTTGTCCACATCGTCAAAGAATATTTAACACCAGATTTAAGGGGAGAAACATAATGCCCATGAGTGACCGCGCTAGGAAACAAGATGCAATGACCCAAAGGAACATTGATATTTGAAAAATCCTGATGCGGGAAACATAATTCAGCCCCTTCATAATCTTCGTTTAGCTTTACGCTTCCAGTTACTAAAGAGGCATCGGTATGAAATCCAAGTTTGGTCTGTGTATCCATCGCATAACGCATAGCGAAAGCATCCCGCAAACCAATATGCTCCATCGGCGTCCATTTGCTTTCTGCAATCTTTCCTAGATGATCCTTCCATGCCGCCTCAAGCTCTGACCATAACCCAAGCTTATCGGCCCTAATCTCTTGCGCGGGGAACTTATCTCCCTCCATTTGACCCCATCCACCTACTGCCTCAGATTTGGCAATTATATCTCCGCATTGCGCCTCCGAAAGAAAGGGAACGACAAGAATATCTTTTGCGACCTCATCATAACTCAAAGAATTTACTGGTGGGCTTTCAATGGCGTTTTGAATATACCCAAACTTATCAGCTAACGAATTGAACCTAGCTTTTGCATCATCGCCGCCATTTCCATGATATATGCAGGGGCAACACATCCCGTTAGATATTTGCTGACCGTCAAAGCTAACCTCATCATCGCACTGAAAAATATAGCCCTCATGGTCAAGCTTTACGTTAAGCCCATTAGCCCCAAGAAACCGTTTCTGTATCCATAGTTGATCGTCTTGGTCATTCGCTACGACCTCGCTAAAGAAATGATTGAGCCGCGCTACCTTTCCCATATAAACACCGCTGTTAAGATATTTGTACGGCGTTGGCGTCATGGGAAACTGCGGCGCTATTGTCGGCTCGGGCCAGCAAGATTTTTCCGCTGCAAATAGGATATCGCAATCAAAGCCATCAAAACGCTCTTTGATCGAATGAATGTTATCTGTGAATAAAACATCATACCCATCAACGAAAAGAACCGTATCTGCATCAGGCAAGGTTTGGATATGGCTGCGAACAAGGTTTATCTTATGACCCCCGCCCTGCCCTTCCATCGTGCCGCCGCCCCATTCGACGCCCTGTCCTAGATTTAGATACGTTATGCCGTGGCGCTTGGCTGACTGCTCAAGCCCCCACATTTTATTTTCATCCGTTCCAACAGTAATAATATGAGTTTGCATTGATCCACCTTCAATTTCACTTGGCCTTACTGACCGTGGTATTTGTTTAACAAGTTCTGGCTTATAAAAATAGTTAAAAGAATTTTTTAGCTTTAGGGGCAACCATTCATCGGCGGGAATAATGTTTTCCGCAAACCCCTCGCATAACATGGCGGCAGTCTTTGGTGTTATGGCGTAAGCGTGAGCATTATACCAATATCCAAGGCTGTTCTCCCTATGGCCTAGCCATACGCTGCTATAAGATTTTAAAAGTCCGTCAATCTCCGCAACATCAAAGGAAGAAAAAACCGCATCTTCCTCAAGCACGATCCCCGCAACGCCAGAAGCGGCAATCTCTTGCCACACGCGAAAATGGCTCACTGAGCAGCCAAATTCCGCTTTAAGCAACCCTCGCCCCAGAAGTGGATCAACCCACGCTCTATCGGGCTTACAATCGCTCTCTGCTATTATTTGTGCCCAATCTTTCCCCCTTGCGTCGAAAGCATCGCCATGCAGGGAGATTTGATATACTATTGCCACCTTGGGCCTTCAAACCACGCGACAAGGCTTTTCCTTGTGCCGCCTGTTATTGGTAGAACCCTATGTTGCAAATAGCTTGGGAAAACTAAAACTGTTCCCTTGAGGCGGGATGAAGCGTCTGGCGTTTCGCACTCTGAAAACTCAAAGTTTCCCCCCTCATATTCGTTTGGTTCTGAAAGCTGCACCGTAACGCTTAACTTTCTATCTCTTTCTTCGTTTCCATCCCAGTTTACATCTATATGCCAATCATAATGACCGCCCTTTCTAGCATGATATTCTGTAAATTGTAGGTCACATATGTTTTGCACTTGAAAATGAAAGGCGTTTTCATTTGCCGCTTTAACATATTTCCAAAGAATATCTTGAATTTCGACATTTCCAGTCAACCAAGATACATCGCTTGATCTTATGCTCATGTCTCCGTTGTTGAAGGTAGTAGCTGATTGAGATTTTACCCAAGAACCCTCTTGTAATATTTTAGATACATCCGCATCGGAAAGACCTCCACTCCACATTTGCCAATTTTGCCGCATTATTATCCCCCTTGGCCTCTATACCTTTGAGCTTTCCGCAATCTCTATAATATCCCTTCGTAAGCTTGACTGCATAAACAGATCATAATTTTGCTCTAAGGTGTTATTTTTTTCGTAATTTTTTACATCTGTACATAGAAAAGATTTCTGCATTGCAGAGCCGCCCCACAAAACTTTGTGTAGCGAAACGTCCTTAGAAAATTTTAAATACATAAGAGGATCGCCCTTTTTAACCTCAAACTCATTATGAACGTAAGTTGCAACAGAAAGCGCCCTAAACCAACGCCCCACATCATAACTGCCAGAAAACCCCCAAATATTCCCATTGTGCAAATAAGGCGGCGTAACAGTCAACATGCAGGGATTATCCGCAAAGCACAATAAAAAATGATTGTTTAGCATTTGGCAGATCGTTGTTGATACTACCTCTTTACCACCAGAAAAACTAACAGTAGGAGAACCTAAGTCTATTGAACTAGCCAATGCAGCGGGCCTTGTCCCGCCTCTTGGACATACTCTTATATCAAACGGTGCTTTTAAAACATAAGTATTCTTGAAAGAAGCCGCGAAAGAGGGGCATTGTAAAAGGGCTTTATTTTCTTCTGATATAAAGCCTTTAACGCTTGCGGCTAATGGCTGTAAAGAATTGGCCTGATAAGACAGCGGGCTATCTTCAAGAGTGCCATAATATAGATTTACCATAAGTCTCCCCAAGTTTTACTCAGGTAGTATAGGCCAATCTATTGCCCTAGGGAAACCCTGCTGCTGAGGAACATTTAATAAATCAAGCCTATACTGCGCCCATTGCGCTTTTTTACTGTCTGTTAATTCTTCCCACCTCAAGGTGTTAGATGCAATCTTATCTAGGTTCTTTCTTAAAAGATAATCTCTTTCTCTCCTAGCATTAAGGGCCATATCCGCAGTTTCTCTATCTTCATTTAAAACCCAGCTAGAATTTACCCAATCATAAAATTCATTTGGCCTTTCTGGAACTTCGATCCACCCAGATGGAAACGCTGCATATACATGGTCAGGAAAATCTACGCTGCTGTCGCCTGTATCAGAAATCCAATACCCAGCTTCTTCTTCAAAAAAATGTTTTTTAACCATTTGAGCCTCTCAATCTCATAGCTTCAAACAGGTTACTAATAACCCATATTTATTTCCAGTTGGGCTAGGGCTAAGATTAAAATGACCGTTGTAACCCCAGCTTTGAGCAGCCCTAAACGCTTGGAAATATTTTGTTGAGGATATATTTATATAGAACCTACTCTCAGATTGAGAAGATGCATAATTGTTATCATCTGCATGAACCATGCGACCATGATAATTTACGCTATCAGTAACATTTTTTACCATCATTTGTGAGTTATGACTATCGGTAAACTCTACACTTACATCTATATAATATTGGCCTGATGGCAAATAGAATTGATTACTAGAAATCCCTGATCCACTTATGTTATTGAAAAGTACAGTATTCAAAGGGAGAGATGTAAACGTAGAACTAGCACCGTATGCTAATGTCGAGCTTGATTGTGTATAGCCAAAGATCC